TTCTATGTAGTTTTGTTTGGTTTGTTCAAAATATGGATTTTCTTTGTTCATTTTATTTTTCTCTATACACGCTGACAACTTCTCCGATAGTCTGGAACTCGTCATGTTTAATGGTTGTTTCTTATAGACGATATCCTCGCACTCAAGATTGCCGTCGGAGAGTGTGGGGATTTTTTTATTTTTTAGCGAGACGCCATACTGTTAAATCTAAATAGTAAGTTAAGTCACTTTTACGAGAAACGACTCTCTCAGTTTCGATATTGAGGGTTTTATATGGTCCTCCTCTACCTGTAAGAATTGCATCATATCTGTAATTGGGATTAGATATGTAGGATGAAACTTGTGTTGCAATCATAGCTGGTAAGTATCCGACAAAGATATTATTCACTAAAACTTTGACAGCATTTTTATCATGAGGGTTTGATGGCTCAGGCAGTAGATGAACATCTACTGTTTTTAATTTATTGTATTTATAAACTGTTTTATATGTTTCAAGCATATAAGATTTTAAACTCTTATTATCTTTTCCGAAATAGTGGATCCCTCCAGAAAGAAAATCAGCAGCAAGCTCAGCCTCTTCTTTATGATAATTTGTCCCCATCAACAAGAAATCATCATGGAAAACGATCTTATCAACACTAGGAACGCTATAATTCTCTATCTGTTTCTTTTTCTTTGCCTTTTTTTCTTGCTTTGCAGTGAAATGGCCGATTAAAAACATTATGAAACTAAGGAGCAAAAGTATGACTCCGAATGGTGGAATTAGAAAAAGTAGTATTAGAGAAATTACTAGAAAAACTAGCGCTGTCTCTTTGTAATCTTTTGCTGTGTATTGCTTTTTGCCGTTAGAGGCAAGAATAGATTGCTGTTTGTTGTTAACCACTTTCTTCTTTCTCTTTTTGGATGATTTAAACAAATCCGAAAGTCCAAAGGTTGTCTTATGATAAATCTTGTTATACATGGCTTTCTTTGGATTTTTAACCCATCCCATCCCTTTCTTACCATAGCCAGGGATAAGGGCTTTTTTAGCCTGTCTTTTCCATTTACTAGTAGTTCTAGATTTTAAACTTCTGGTCAGGCTTGGTTTTCTCATTCCTATTTTCATAAGTTTCTCCTTTAATTTTCTATTGGCATGAAGTTTCCGACTATTTTTCCAATGATTCTTGGATCTTCGTCATATGGCGCGAATTTATCTTTATATTTGCTATTGATAGAGACGAGTCTGAGACCGTCTTTTTCTTTATAGACTTTTTTGATATAAGTTTGACCATCCCAATCAACTGCATAAATGGCACCATCGTAGTCAAAACCTGTTTCTTTGATAAGAACAACCTCTCCATTCATGTACTTGGGTTCCATGGAATCTCCAAAAACCCAAGAAGCAAAATCGTGGTCTAGGTTTTTGTCGTAAAAAACAGTGTCATAGTTCCCATCGTTGAAGTATGAGAATCCAGTACCAGCTGAAAGTTTTTCAAAAACACGGTATTCAAAAAGCTTTTCCTCAATTGTGATTACTTTATTATTTTGCTCTTTCAATTGTTCGTTAGCGTAGTTAAGAACCTTTTGTTTTCTCGGAGTTGATAGCTTGACAACCTTTTCAGTAATTTTGTGAACCAACGGGGAGGTTGGGATTTTCAATTCTTGTTGATTGTCTTCCCATCCCATCAAGTATCCAGGTGATACATTTAATTTGTCAGCGATTTTTTTTAATACTTCAGGTCCAACCTTTTCAATATCTCCTTTTTCGTACCTAAAAATAGTAGAACGAGAGACACCTACACTTTCTGCAAGCTCGTCCGCAGACATTTTCAACGCTTTTCGACGTTGTTTTATTCTTTCTCCGACATTCATTTTTTTACCTCTTATTATATATTACACAATAATTTTACAACATTAGTCGCGAAAATGCAATATAAAAAGTTTCAAAAATGCGATTTTCTTGTTGACATTTCTTTTTTTATCAGTTATACTTAAAACAATAAGTCGCGAAAATGCGACAAATGGAAAGGAGCAGATATGGTAAATGTATCAAAATTAAAAGGAAAAATTATCGAACGCAATACTACTCAAGAGGCTTTAGCAAAAGATATTGGGATTGATAAGAGTACGTTCTATAGAAAAATGAAACAAAATGGTAGTTTCTCTATACAAGAAGTAAACTTGATTGTTTCTTCCCTCAATCTTTCAAAAGACGAAGCTTTATCTATTTTTTTTAGCGAAACAGTCGCATAAGTGCGACAAATGGAAAGGAGAATGGATGGAAGAACTAAAAATAAGAGAAGATGGTATTTATTTGAATAACCAAAAATTAAAAGGTGTGCAAGCAATCAAAACAAAAAGCACGGCTGAATGCAACCATGCTACTGTCTACTTAAAATTTATTGCCAAGCTGATTTGAAATGAGGTTGGTAATAACTTGTGATGAGATATCTTTAAGGACATCCAGTGAAAAAGAACCAACATTCTTTGCGATATCTTTTGTCCGATTCCAATTGTTATCTTGGCGAATATCATTGATGAACTGATGACCATAAGGAGATAAATCTTGAATTGAGAAACCACCAAAATAATGTTGTACATTGAGAAATAAGCCACTATGTTCGCATTGTCTGACATGGTAGAGGATTTCTTCTTGTGAATATTTTGGAACAAGATTTTCATATAGTTTATCCTCTGAGACATCATTAGAGTATGTTGAATACTCTTCAACAACAAAAAGGATATCACGGATACAATCAGGATTTAATTTCATCAGAATTACCTCGTTTTATTTTCATTATACCAAATTTAGAAAGGAACACTATGAACAACGCAGCGCAAAAAGTAACACGGATTGACAAAGATGCCTGGGAGATTGCTACGGAGCTGGCGAATGAGTACGGCGTATCTATTTGTCACATCATCAGCGAGAGCGTCCGCTACTGTGCAGAGAATGCCGAATTTAAGGAGATGGACGTTGTCGTTAAACGATTGGTAGTCGGCAGTAAGGTTCTGGAGTAGGAGGGGAAGATGAACGAACTAGTATGGTTTTACTTTGTTGTCATAATCAATCTTATTATTGGTTTTACCACATACTATGCTAGCAAAAGAGATAGAAAAAAGCGCATCAACGAGTATAAAAAAATACAAGATGATGAGCTTGAAAGAATTAGAAATAAATTTAATTTATGATTTTTTAGAAGTCTTTACTTAGAAAGGAACATTATGAACGAACTAGAAAGAACAGCCCTCAACGAGATATTGAGGACCGTGACATATATTGCTGAGAAAATGGATGAGATTGATTCTAAGATTTCTTTGAATGATTCACAAGTTCCTGATCAATAAAAAAGTCTTAACCTACTTTACACTAGGTCAAGACCTGCATACTTTGATAAGGTTTCACAGTCGGTGTAAAGCGACTGGTTGAAACTTCGCTGGTCATGCGTCCAGCACTGCAATCAACGTGGTTTGGCTAGTCTTTGAGTGCCGCTCGGTAGTTGTCTGTCAGTCCCGCTATAAGCAGAGCTGCAGTCCCTCTTATAGTCAGCGACAGGCTCCGTGCAGTCACACTCGCAGTAAAAACGTGTTGGTTACCTAGCCAAACTGAATCACTGAACCACAGTCCCCTTCAAAAATTTTGCCAATTTGCATCAGCTCCTTTCTTGTTAAGGATAATATAAATATATGCTGTTTTTGAAGGAGGTACATCGGTCTTGAGACCGATTTTTGGAGAAAATCATGGAAGATAAAGTCATTGAGCTTGCTGATTACTTCATCAGCGAATCTAAAACGTACAGAGAAGCAAAAATAGCGTGTGAGAAGCTATTGAAACAAGTCAGCCATGAGATTGAACTCAGGGCGCTGGAAAGTAAAACAGTCTAGAGGACAACAAAAAGCACCTGACGGCAATCAGGCACTAACTAAAAATATTCAAGGAAATTATATCATGAATGACTTAATGAATCAATTATTAGATCAGTTTGAAGCTGGATTGATGGATAGAACTTTAAAAGTGATGAACGTCATCACAGATGAAAAGAAACGTTATCCGATGGAATTAAATAAGTCTCAATGTTCTGAGATGTTACTTGGTACAAGAGACACAGGAACATTTGATGATCGTTTTAATAGTCATAAGGACTTTCCACGGATAGAAGGAAAGCGTGAGAAATACCCTCGAGATGCGGTCATTGAATGGTATCACAAAAACTGGCAACGTACTGCTAATTAGAAGAAACGGCATAAATTATTTACCAAAAATTAAAGATTTAGAGGAGAAAAACAATGATTGACAAAGACCAAATTATCAAAGCGCAACAGGAAAAAATTGAACGCATTGAACAGTTACAAAAGGAGCTACATAAATTATCCATGCTTGGGTTGCTAACTACAAAACTTTTGGGGCTGCCTAGTGAGTTAGAAAAGCCATTAAAAGTAACCCACGACATCTCACACGTCATCAAGGATGTGTTGGATGGCATGAGCCCAAGTGAGGCTATTAAGCAGAACATGACAGAAGATGATGAGGAGGAAGAATAATGTACGAGCCACCACTAATTAGCCAATTGCTAGGAACAGGTTTTTTGGTTTTGGGATTTATTGGAGCAGGAATTTTAGCACGACAAATGGAACTGCACGAACTTGAAAAACAACGCAAGTTGGAAGAGCGTGATACGAAGATTATCCAAGCGTTTAACGAAGCAGTTGAAATCGGTCGTGAAATTGAGCGTGAGGAAATCCGTCAAAACATCCGCAGGGAATTTCAAGGATTTACGTTTGACAATGAACGACCTGAAGGTTTGAAGCCAGAGCCGTTAGCTTTGCCAGAACCTAAAATGCACATATTGAATTGAGGAGGTCAGAAAATGGAAGAATTGATTGAATGGCTAGATAACCTGACTATGATTGTTAAAGAACTGAAAGGAAGGGAATCAGCTTCAAGACATTTTATTATTTGGGAAAATGATTACAAAAATCTATTACTAGTCAAAGAATACCTAACGGATTATGAAAAACTAGCTAAGGACTATCGTGATATGGCACTTAAAAATAAGCTGCTAAAGCTTGAAAAAATGGAGTTAGAGGGTAGGCACATCTATGAGGATATGCGGATGAAGTACCGTGCCAATCGTAGGAAGTGGGGTGTGAGATTATGGCGTTAAAAAACAAGCGGTATTTCTGGATCCAGCTTGCCCAAGACTTCTTTAAGTCAAAGGAGATGAAACTACTTCGTAAGATTGCTGGTGGAGATACACATACCATCATTTACCTCAAAATGATGTTAATTAGCTTGGAAGATGGAGGGCATATTTACTATGATGGACTTGCTGACAACCTAGCCGAAGAAATTGCTCTTGTCATTGATGAAAACCTTGAAGATATCAAAATTACATTGATTTTTTTAGAAAGTAAAGGATTGCTGACTAGAAAAAATGACAGGGACTATTTCTTAGAGCAAGTTCCTGAGATGGTAGGTAGTGAAACAGCAACTGCCAGAAGGGTTCGCAAGTTTAGAGAGAATAAACAAGCGTTACATTGTAACACCGATGAAACAAAGTGTAACGGAGATATAGATATAGATATAGATAAAGAGATAGAGGAAGATATAGATACAGATAAAAATCCAGATAAAAATCCAGTCGAACTCATCGTGGAAGAATATCAATCTCGTATTGCTCCGTTAGACGGAACTCAATTTGAAATCTTGAAAGAGTTCATCACCTTGGATGGAATGGAAGCGAAAGTTGTTCTGAAAGCAATTGGTCTTGCTGCTGATAATGGTAAACGGAATTTTAGTTATATTAAAGCAATTTTGACGAATTGGAAAAAAGACGGAATCTTGACGATTGCAGCAGTAGATGAACGTGAGCGTCAATACAGAGAAAGCAAAATTAACAACCGTCAAGGACAAGCAAAATCCAACGTTCCTGAATGGTCTCAACCTAACTATGTGAACACTACGAGTGAGGAGGACAAGGAAGAGCTTGAAAAACGGAAACAGGAAATGCTGAAGCGTTTGGATAATGGAGGTGGCTGATGTTTATTTTAAAGCATGGGACAAGAGAGGATAAGCCGTTTCTGATGTCCGCAGTTATCAGTGTGACTGGTTTAGACATTTCATGTTCCGAGGAGAAGAAAGCCTTGCGGTTTGTTTCTCGGGCGGCAGCCCTACAGGTTGGAAAGGCATTGAGGGGTTCCTTTGGGAACTTTTACCCTGTTGAGGTGGAGGGATGATTGGAGGTATTGATTATCAAAAAAATGGTAGTCTGGGCACTCTTTGATAGTGGAAATGGTTCTTACTTTAAGGGTGCTAACTCTCTGAATAGTTCGGGGGGGACGAATATTGAAATCTATTCAATCGGAATGGATATAGAAAACAAGAACAATCATTTTACAAATCTGGACCTTGCTGATTACAAACGTTTATTTGGAGATAACACGCTCTTTGACGTGTTAGACAAATTACCAAAACCTGATCTTATAATAGCTAGTCCGCCATGTGAAAGTTGGTCAAATGCTTCTGCAATGGAAAATGGGAATGCGTGTTGGAAACGCAATGATGTGTCTGATAGCTTGTTTGCTCCACAAGTAAGACCTTCACCGTTCACAATCAGGGCAAATCAGGATTACGAGTCAGCCTATATAAATTATCAGTACGACAGGCAATTTTTAAAAAGGGTCAATGGCGAGCTAACAGCTTTCAACACAATAGAAATCATAAAAAGATATAGACCACAATTTTGGGTTATTGAGAATCCAGCTGCTGACAGACTGTGGCCTTACATTGAGGACATTATTGGATTCAGAATTCCATACAAAAACCTAGCTAGATACAATAATTATGATTATCCTTTACAAAAACGGACCATTTTTGGAAGTAATATTGAACTTAATCTTAAAAATAAAATTATCAAGCAGGACATAGAGTGGAAGAATTTCTCAAAATCATACAACGAGAGATCTAATATACCTGAAAAATTGGTGTCAGAAATTTTTGAAAAAATCTACAAGGAGTTTTGCAAAGATGATTGAACTCTACTTCGTCTACAATGGACACTGCAAGTTTTACCTTGGAAGTTTTAACAATGTGGATGAACTTATCGAACGGATGAAAGACCATCAATGGGCATTCTCTGGCATTACTAGACCAAGATTTAAAAAATATATCGGAAGAGACGATGTACGTTTTGATTATGGTGCTGTAGATTGCTATTACTTAGCGACAAAATCAACGTGCCGCGAACCACGTTAAAAGCGAGCTAGAATATGCGTCAGACTTGGACGAATGACGTATAAAGAATTTGCTAGCTCTTGTGTCTTTGAGCCATGAGGAGCAAGAGCTGGATTTTAAAAAACAGGTTAGATAAAGCATGGAATATAGCAAACAGACAGTCATTAAAGGATTGAAACGCACAATCGAGCAGACAGAGGCAAGAATAGTTGAACTATCTGAGCCGTGTGTTAAATCGCTTGCTTAAAAAGAAAGTGAAAGGATGGAAGAAGAGAATCAAGGAGTTAGAAGATGAATAAGCAGGAATTGATTAAAGAGTTTAGAGAAGTTGAGATTTACAGTTTGAACATTTTTGGTACTGAAATAAAAGCCATCCCGACCGAAATTGCAATTACATCAATCGAACAACTAGACGAACAAAAACCAGTCAAAGTTCCGCAGTTTGTGGCGGAAATTATCGAGTATTACAAGAAACAGAACGCTACGTTGTATGATGCGCTCAGAGAAAAGAATTTTAATAAACAATACAATGAGTGGTTGATGAATGAACAGGATGCTTACAACAAAGTCGCTCGAGCTTGGCTTGACGGCTACGAGGTCGAGGAAGAGAAGCGGTATCGGGTAAAGATAAAAGAGGAAATTAAAGAAAATCTTTTAGTTTACGGTCTTGGTATAGAAAGATACTTTTTCACAAGAACATATGACAGTTCAAAACGAGGGGAGCACACCCGCAAAGAACTTGAAGAAGCTGGTTTCGGCTGGGTGTTTGATTGCGAAGGCGTGGAAGTCGAGGAGGTGAAGGATGAACATACAGGGACTAATTGAACGATATGAAAAATTTAAAGCTAGCAAGAAGAAATTGACCTCGGTTGATTTAGTTTTGAAAGACTTACGGTCTTTGGGAGAATCAGAACCGTTGCCGTTCAAGTTAAAAGATGTCGTTCGTCGAATCAGAGGGTTTGATCCGACGACACAGACTAGATGGCTTAATGACATCCTTAAAGAATTAGGGGATGATTATGGTTTGATGAAATATCGCAATGGTTACGAGCAAGGTAAATTTGAGGGAGAACAGGTTGGCAATCAATTGAAGGATGCTGATAAGATTCGACAAGAATTGAATAAAGTGGCTCTCCCTAATTTTATGGATGACTGGATTTTTAAATGCCAACTTTTAAATGATTTTAGCTTATTTCAAGCACTAGATAGTAACACAATCCATCTATATGCTAAAAAAAGCGAATTCGTGAAGAAATGGCTTAAGGATAAAAAGAACCAAGAACTTTTCGCTCGAGCGTGGTTGACTGACTATGAGGCCGAGGAAGAATCAAAGTACAGAGTTAAGTTAAAAAATACAAATGACTATTTAAATGAAACAGAGGTTGGATTCCATTTTTACAACAATTGGAAAAATAACAAAACATTTACACGAAAGGAACTAGAATATTCTGATTTTAGCTGGGTGCTCGACTGCCCAGGGATTGAGCTTGAGGAGGTGAAGTAAATGACAATTGAACAATTCCTTCAATCGTTATCATACCTTATGTGGGCTTCATATTGGGCAGTAATTTTTTATAAGTTCTTTAAAGATAATAAAAAAAATAATAAAGATTGAGGAGGTTGAGTAAATGGTGGAAATAATGTATTGGCTAATGTTCTTAGCTTGTGTGTCAGTTTTAGTAATGGCAGTATTCGTATTGCTCTATCAACGCAAAGTTAATATTGATTTAAGAAATAAATACAACGATTTAATACAACAATTAAATAATTGCTTTGGTTGGGAAGAGTGGGAATGGGCGCATAATTTTAGAGAATACGCTCGTAAAGTTGATATTCTGAATAAATTTCAGATGGATATTGAACGACTTGAGATCATCAAAAAAGCATTAGACGCTCAAAAACTAGAAGAATTACAAAAACGTAAAGAACTAGTTGAACGTGAAATTGAGAAGCTCGAAAAGTAAGGAGGTCACAGATTGAAACGATTTATCGCAATCTGGATTCTGCTATCTGCTGGATTGAACATCTGGCAGATGGACAGGATTAGAGATTTGGAAGAGAAGAAGCCGATGGTTATCTACAAGGCAGATAACGCAGGCGCTGAGATATTTGGTAAGGTCGTTGAGAAAGGACGACACGGTAAGTTATACACGCTTACAATACGTGATTATGGAGTGTTCGTGGTTACGAAGGACGTGTACGAAAAAGTGAAAGTTGGAGATGAGGTATTACTATAATGGACGATATTTTACAAGCATTAGCAAAAATGCTAAACATGACTGTTGATGAAGTAAGTTCTTTGCTTACAGTTTTTAAAGGGAATGCGCCACAGATTTATGAAATAATTTCAAAAGAAAAGATGTTTTATGATATCTTCAGTCTTTTTCAAACAATTTCATTTGCAACACTGGTTGTCTCTTCAGTAGTTTTGGCACTTTCAACTCTCACATTTTTTACCTATGATGGTGGTCTCGTCTTTGACACATATAGAGGTAAAACCGAAGAAGAAATTAAATTAGAACGTATTGAACGGAAAAGAAAGGAACTTAAACTACCGATAAAAGTTAGTTGCATTTCATCGAGCGCAAGCTTGATAACATTAGTTGTTGCAATTGTTTTAAAAATAACTCTTGCACCTAATTATATATTCATCGTGAATGAAATCTTACCAAGACTAATGAAAAGATAGGAGTTATCATGACCACACTAGAAAATGTAAAACAATGGTTTATTGACCGTGATTTAGAAAACGGTGGACGACTAGACAAGCAGTCTTTGAAGCTCAGTGAAGAATTCGGTGAGTTATGTACAGGTTATCTCAAGAAGAATGAGCAACTGACCAAGGATAGCATTGGAGATTGTGCAGTTGTGATTGTCGGTCTGGCCTTGCTGATAAAAGAGGATGTGCAGGAGATTTTTAAAACATCAGAAAATGATAAAGATTTAATGACATGTTTTAGTCATTTAAGTAGAAATATAAGCGATTTTCAGATTTACCAAGATTCATTTTCCAAAGATTTTCGCAAAGTAAGTCTGATACGTACAATCCGTTGGTTAAAATCGCTAAGCACCGCACTCGGATATGATTTTGAAGAATGTTTTGAACTGGCTTATAACGAAATCAAAGACCGCAAGGGTAAATGGATTGACGGTTCGTTTGTCAAAGAGGAGGATTTGGGATGATACCGAAGTATAGAGCGTGGCACAAAACATGGGAAGAAATGGGTCGGATAACCTTTATTCGTTACAAAAAATCAGGAGAAATAGCTCATCTATCTTTCCGTGGAAATACATATAGTGGGTTAGTGAAGCTTAACGAAATCGAACTCATGCAATCAACAGATATGGTTGATAGGAATGGCAAGATTATCTTTGGAGGCGACATAGTCAGAACGGCCAAAGATGTTTATTCTGAACCGACTTATTACGAGGTTGTAAGACATCGTGGCGGAGCCTATCGTCTTGAATCTAAACAACACGGATGTGAATTGTGGTTACGACATACGGATTGCGAGGTCGCGGGGAATGTATATGAAAACCCTGAGCTTTTGGAGGAATTGACATGAAAGAAAAATCTTATGAACAAGTTTTGGAAGAATTTAACGATGTTGATAAAGTCAACAACCCTAGTCATTATAAAGGGAAATTCGGACTTGAAGCCATCGAAGTCGTTAAGAATTTCGCTTTTGGATTAGAAGGAGTAGAAGGATTTTACTGGGGTAATGCAATCAAGTATATGCTTCGTTTCCAAAAGAAAAACGGTCTTGAAGACCTGAAGAAAGCCAGAAAGAATCTTGACTGGCTTATCGAGGAGATGGAACATGAAGGATAGCAAATTTTTTTCAGAACAGATTAGATTATGGAGAATTGGTAAAGGTCTATCTTTAACAAAAGCTTCAAAGAGATTTGGTATTAGTCCAAGGACATTTTCAAATTGGGAACGAGGGATGATACCGAGTGATCGTCAGAAAGAACGTCTATCAAGAGAGTTAGGATTAGATAAAGATGTCTTATTCAAGAAGTGTGAGGTAGGGAATATCAATGCGCTCTTGAAAGAAAAACGTTTGGAACAAGGACTTACTCGTACAGAATTAGCAAAGCATTTGGGGTATTATGAAACAACCATAAGAAACTGGGAGAAAGGTTTGGAAATTTCTGAATGTGAAGCAGAGGACATATGTGTGTATTTTGGAATCGAGGTGTATGATTGACAGTAGATATTAAACAGAGATTAAAAGCCTTGCCATATATCGATATAAAAGCTAAGTCGAAACATCAAGAATATATCAGTCTACGTTCAGGCATTTTAAAAGGGCAGACGTTCGATAGTATGCCGAAGTCAAAAAGCAATAAGAACCAGTCTGAAAAATTGAATATATCTATTATTGACAGGTCTGAACAATTATACGAAGAGATTAAAAAACTATATCGTGAACGAGATGAGCTAGTTCAGTTGATTGAATCTCTTGATGATCCGTTAGAAAATATTGTGATGCGACTATTCTTTATTGATGGATTAACGTGGAGCGAGGTAGAGAGTAAGTTGGGATGCAGTCGAGGGACTATCTATAATATTAGAAAATCGGCCTTCGAAAATATTGCTAAAAGAAGTAAACAGATTAAACAAAATTGAAACCTTTAAATGATAAAATAGTATTATCAGCTGAAGGCGGTAAGCGCACTGATAACTCCTTATATTTTTCATTTTATTTCCGAGGCTTCGGCCTCACATGGCGGTGACAGGTAAGCAGTTTTATCTCCTATGTATTTTTTTCGGTTCGATTCCGGACATCGCCGTTAATGACTACAAAAAAAATAAATCAGGAAATTTATTTCTAGTTAACACGCAAGGTAGTAGTCGCCTTGCATTTTAAAAAAGGCTTTTAGTGTAGCGGTAACACAACAGTCTCCAAAACTGTTATCGTGGGTTCGATTCCTGCAAAGCCTGTGAGAGGTCTTGAAAAGGTCGCACATCGTGTGACTTTTTTTATTGTGAAAGGAGGTGATGGAAAATTGAATGAAAGACAAAGACGATTCGCAGATGAGTACATCATCTCAGGTAATGCTTATCAATCAGCTTTAAAAGCAGGATATAGTGAGAAATATGCTAAAGCAAGATCTTCTGAATTGTTGGATAATGTCGGAATTTCTGATTACATCAAAAATCGAATGGAGGAGTTGCAAGATGAAAAAATCTTAACTCAAAAACAAATTCTTGTGATGCTGTCAGAAATCGCGTCGGGACAAGCGAAAGAAACAACAGTAGTCACGACGAAAGTAGCTGAGTTAATGACTGATCCCGTGACTGGTAAGTCTGTAAAAGTCTACAATGAAATCCCTCAACTTGTCGAATATCCAACAAAGAACAGCGATAGGAACAAAGCTTTGGAGTTACTAGGGAAACGACATCAAATGTGGACTGATAAAGTAGACATCAATGCAACGGTTACCGAGACTAAGAAGTTTGACGATATCGTCAGTCAGTTGGGCGGTGATGGACTTGACGAATAGCTTCCCTTTATCTCAAAAGTACATCGACTTTTGCAACAGCTTTAATAATGTTGATGCTGACTTTTTGGAAGGTACAACGGCAGCTGGAAAAACAACGGTTGGTGTTGGTGTCAAGTTTATGCGAGCGGTCAGCAAAAGTTCGAAGAAGTTTCACATCATTGCAGCAAAGACAGTTGGTGTAGCTGAAAAGAATATCATCAATCAGGATAACGGAATTTTAGACATCCATAAAACAGCCGTCTACTGTGGTAATGGTGATAAAGATTCGAAGATTCCTCACATCAAGTTTGAGGGGAAAATTATTTATGTACTGGGATATGACAACAAGGAAAAATGGAAGCTGGTTCTTGGTGGACAGTATGGATGTGTCTATATTGATGAGGTCAACACGGCTGACATTGAGTTTGTTCGTGAGTTGTCCACACGTAATGATTATTTGATGGCAACGCTCAATCCGGATAATCCTGATTTACCGGTCTACAAAGAATTTATTAACAAGGCACGGCCGTATAAAAAGTACGCAGGCGATGTGCCGGAAGAAATTATGCGAGACCTATCAGAACCAGCTAACCCTAAATGGCGTTACTGGTTTTTTACGTTTAATGACAACCTATCACTAACACCAGAAGCCATCCAGAAGAAAAAGGATGCTGCACCAGTTGGGACTAAGCTCTACAAAAATAAAATACTTGGCCTACGTGGCCGAGCAACAGGAATTGTCTTCGTTAACTTTGATAGTAAAAGACATGTGTTGAGTAAGTCTTTTGTAAAGAATACGGTCACGTTCCAGCGGTTCACAGCTGGACTAGATACAGCTTACTCAGCAAGTAGTCCGGATACAATTGCAATGATTTTCCAAGGGATATCAGATGACGGAAAGTTATACACGCTGGATGAGGAAGTCTATAACAACGCTGAGCTTGATGTACCGATTGCACCATCTGATACGGTGGTCAAGTTTATCAATTTCCTAGAGCGCAACCGTGGTGAATGGGGGCTGGCGCGTGATGTATTTGTTGATAGTGCGGACCAAGCAACAATTACAGAATTAAATAAATACAAGCGACAATACGGCTGTCTGTATATCTTTAACAATGCTTATAAGAAAACTAAGATTATTGACCGGATCAACTTCCAAATTGGTTGGTTAGCTCAAGGTTGCTACTATGTGTTAAGTCATTGTACGAATCATATCAAAGAGCTAAACACGTATGCGTGGAAAGAAGGAAAAGATGAGCCAGAAGATGCAAACGATCATACAATCAATGCGAATCAGTATGCATGGTTGCCATACAGGAAGATAATCGGAAGAAAGGAAAAATAAAGTGGGAATAATGGATATGATCAGAAGGAGTATGAGAAGCTTTCTCAAACTGGAACAGGCACAGCCAAATGTCATCACAATTACAGAGGCAATGACGTTTGAAGATAATGCAGCAAAGAACCAAATTTGGTATCGCGGTGACTCATACGAACTGGACCAGCTCTACAAGCAATTACCACATAGCAACATCAACTTTTGGGGAGCGACAAGTACTCCTGGGCAAGAAATTAGAAAGATTCACACAGGAATACCTGGTCTCATCGTTGATAGGTTGGTAGATATCACGCTGCACGATATGAATGATTTAGACTTTGCCGAGGAAACGCAAGGAAATTTGTGGGAAGAGATTGCTGAAGATAGCAACTTCCACGATCAACTGCAGGAGGCGATTAAAGATAGTCTTGTGATGGGTGATGGTGCTTTTCGTATTTCATTTGATCCGGAACTTACAGCATTGCCTATTGTTGAATGGGTTGGTGGAGATAGAATTGAAAGCATCTACAACCGTGGAAGATTGAAAGAAGTTATTTTCCGCACGCACTTCACAGAACACAGACGGAGCTATTTGCTCGAGGAAATCTACGGATATGGCTCATTAACTTATAAGCTCTACAGGGGCGAAACTGAGCTAGATATGAGCGCGACAGAGTACACCGCTAACCTTGTCGATGTGGAGTTCGATAAATCTGTTATCTTGTGCTTGCCGTTTAAGATTTACACGTCACCTAAAGTAAAAGGCCGTGGTCAATCTATCTATGATCGTAAGACAGACGCTTTTGATAGCTTGGATGAGTCTTGGAGTCAGTGGATGGATGCTCTTCGTTCTGGACGATCACGAGAGTATATTCCTGAGAACTTACTTCCTAGAGATCCTTACACAGGAGAAATTAGTAAGGGCAATCCTTTTGACCATCGTTTTATCAAGGTCGAGACGGCGATGGGGGAGGATGCCAAGAACACAATCACATTGCAACAAGCTAATATCCCGCACGAAAGTTATTTGAGTACATATGTGACTGCGCTTGATTTAGCTTTACAAGGCATCATTAGCCCATCTACACTCGGTATCGATGTCAAGAAGCTAGATAATGCTGAGGCACAACGTGAGAAAGAAAAGGCAACTCTCTATACTCGTAATGCTATTGTGACAGCTCTGCAAGATTACCTGCCAAAGTTAATTAGTATGGTTTTGAATGCTGATAGCGTGCTTAAGAAAAACCCGCTACAGAAAATAAAGGTCGACGTGCCGTTTGGTGAGTATGCTAACCCTAGTTTTGAATCACAGGTTGAGACAGTTTCTAAGGCTAAGACAGGTGGTATCATGTCGATTGAAGCGAGCGTTGAGGAATTATACGGTGACTCAAAAGAACAGAAATGGAAAGACCAGGAAGTGGCAAGAATCAAAGCGGAGCAAGGTGTGACAGAAGTCGACGTGCCATCATTGAATGAAGTTGCTAACGATTTTGAGATAGAGAAGGAGGCTGAAGATGCTGAAGACGGTGACGATAGGACAGAGGATCTATCACATGAGTCAGAAGGAAGCGCAGGGACTTCTACAGATAGCGAGCGATAATGTAGAGTTCGGTATCTATGCTGTTGAGAAGAACAACAAGTTGGATATGCTCAACCTCAAAATGCCTAGTAAAACAGCTTTGAAACGACAATTGAGAAGTTTTAAAGCGCAAGGTTTTAAGGTGTACTGCAATGGCTTATGATGTATCTAAAGCATTTGAGCGAATTGAAAACGATCTGCTTGATTCAATGATTAGAAATCTAGGAAGGCATAAGGCAGAGGAAACTGCTGAAGGTTTTGAATGGGAACAATGGCAGGTCGCTCAATTGAAAGAGCTTGAACGATTTAAGCGAGCTAATGCCAAAAAATATAGCAAAGAGTTTGCCAAAATCAATAGCAAGATTTCCACAGCTATACAAGAAGCCTATAGGCAAGGCATGGATGATGAGGAAATGTCTATCCTGGAAGCTATCAAGAACGGTTTTGAATTTAACAGTGGAAAAGATAACCTAGGGGCTTCATTTTTTGCTATCAACGAACGAAAGTTGAATGCGTTACTTAACTCGGTCGAGCATGATATGAAGACGGCAGAGCATGCTGTATTGCGGTATACAGACGACCAGTACAGGCGCACAATATTTGATGCTCAGGTAGCAGCTAACACAGGAGCTAAGACTTATGAGCAATCAGTAGATATGGCCACCAAAGATTTTCTAAGTCGGGGAATCACATCCATCCAGTACAGTAACGGCGCCATGGTCAATATTGTATCGTATGCTGACATGGCCATTCGGACAGCAACCAAAAGAGCCTACCTAATGGGTGAGGGAGTCAAGCGCCAGGAGTGGGGGATTCATACTGTTATCTTAAACAAGCGATCGAATGCATGTCCTCTGTGTATGCCTTCTGAAGGTAAAGTATTGATTGATGATGTCTGGTCAGGAGGCAGTGCGGATGATGGTCCATATCCATTGTTAAGTTCTGCAATGGCAGCTGGTTTGTATCACCCTAACTGCAAAGATAAGCATACAACTTATTTCCCTGGGATCAGTAGCGAGCCAGAGAAAATATTTACAAATCAGGAATTGGACGACATCAAGGAAAGACAGTTACTGGACAACAAAGTTCAGCATGCTAAGCGACAGGAGAAACGCTTTAGCAGATTATCGCAGTTCAGTCTCGATGAAGACAATGTTCAGAAGTACACATCAAGGGCGGAAGAATGGTCTAAACTTAAGTCTAATGCAGAAGAAAATCTGAAATACTTTGAAGCAGAAAAAGGATACAAATTATACCAAGAGCTTTCACTCGAAAGTGATAGTGATTACAAGAAATTCATCAATCGTCAGAGATTGCCTAGAGATACTAGTGGCGTAGCTTCGAAGAAGATTGCTGCAGAGACACGACACATGTATATCGATGCGACTCGAAAAAAATTCAAGGGAGGTACAGAGATTGGACAAGACTTGTTTGCAAGATTAGCCGACCAGTCGGCGATTGCAACTATTGCAGAAACAGGAGTTGTAAGATATGAATCTGGAAAACTCTTCCTGAACATGTATAAGGACGTAGACGACCCTCGCGGACCTGGTACTGGTTATTTTCATGAATTTGGTCACCAAATAGATGAGAAGCTGGGTTGGGAATTCACAAAGGATAAAAAAATACTGCAACTTCTACGTAAAGACTTTATCAATTTATCTGATGATACTATTTTCGATGCAATCCATATCAACGATAAAGCCTCTTCGGCATCTGATATATTGGGAGCGTTGAGTGAAGGTAGAATACAAGGTAAGTATTCGCACTCGCTCGTTTACTGGGAGAAAAAAGGAAATATCGAGAGCGAGTTTTTTGCGCATGTGTTTGAGGCACAATTTGATGATGAACGCAGAGAAATACTTGAAAAAACTTTTCCTGAGAGTTATAATTATGTTATAAATAAACTAAAGGAGAGGTAGTCATGCGGATTATCGAAAGCTATCTACGTGTAGCAGAAAAAGCAGATACATTCAGCGACATCTTTGGATATCGTTTAGTAGCCCCGATTTTTCCTGTAGCGGCTATCTATGGACCACAAGAAGAGAGCGATATCTTTGAAGCGAAACTAGACAAATGTATCAAAGATCAATACGATTATTTTGCAGATGAGTACGGCTATGATTCAGAAGAGAAAAGACGTAGATTGCAACGTGAGAAGTATGTATTTTACGATTGTTAATATCACAGAGCGCCGATAAGGTGCTTTTTTGTACTCAAAAACAGGAGGTAACTATACGTAAGAAAGATTACAATAAATTACTGTAAATTGCTATAAACCGTGTCGAATTCGAGGCGGTTTTTCTTATACTCTAACCGTATGGAATCCCGTACGGTTTTCTTTTTGTCCGAAGACGGAAAACTACGTGGAGACACCAGTGACAATAACTGAAATAGGGAGACACCCTTAAAACTGAAAGGAGAACGCTATGTTCAAACGCAAACTATTTTTCCATAATGCAGATACAGGAACCGGATCTGCAGGTGGACAAGACACGTCAAGCCAAACTCAACCAGCTAGCACTCCTGAGATTGACTATGACAAAATCGCTAGCATTGTCGAAGGCAAGCAAAAAATTGCTGAAGACACCGTGCTAAAAAATTATTTTAAGCAGCAAGGATTGAGTGGTGAAGAAATGGCTCAAGCTATTACTGCTTTTAAGTCGCAGAAAGCTGATGCAACACCAGACGTCACATCACTACAGCAACAGTTAACGCAGGCACAAGCAAGTGCATTGCAAGCTAATTTAGAGCGCAATCTACAATTAGCAGCAATCGAGGAAGGATTGCCTGTTGGTGTGCTACCTTATGTGATGAAATTGGCTGATACATCAACTCTCACACTTGAATCGAAACCAGAAGATTTCAAAGCTATTGTCGCAAAAGTTTTGGAAGACGTTCCTGCACTGAAGCCGAATAAAGAAGAATCAACTGGGTTTCAACAAATCGGATCTACCGGTAAAACACAACAAACTAACCAAACTGATGCCATTGCTGCAGCATTTGGTCTTTAAGAAAAAGGAGAATTAAATTATGACAGTTTATAACTACGCAGAACAATTCGAACAAGCTTTGCATCAGAAATATGCAAAAGAACTTGCGTCTGTAGATTTGTTTAACTCAAATCCGCAAGTGAAATTTATCAACGCTCAAACAATCAAGCTGCCAAACATCACAGTATCTGGTTACAAAGACCACAATCGTCAAACTATTGGTTTTAATTCTGGAACAATCTCAAACGAATGGGAACCAAAAAAGCTAGAACATGATCGCGACATCGAATTTGCAATCGATCCTATGGATGTTGATGAAACAAACCTTGTCGTCTCTATTGCCAATGTCCAAAATACTCTGGAAACTGAACAAGGTATTCCTGAAAAAGATTGCTACGTGTTCTCAAAACTCTACACAGAAGCAGGCAAGTATACTGCTAACGGTGCTACTATCGACACTACAACATTGACTGCAGAAAATATCTTGCAAAAATTTGATGACGCCATGGAAAAAATGGACGAAGCAGGTGTTCCGTCTGAAGGTCGCATTTTGTACGTCACTCCAGCTGTCAACAAGCTCTTCAAACAGGCTAAAGACATCCAACGTGTGCTAGGAGTGAATGGTTCAAATGGAGATGTCAAACGCTCTATCTATAGCCTTGATGATGTAAAAATCAAACAAGTGCAATCAGCTCGCATGAAATCACAATACAATTTTACAAATGGCTGTGTCGCAACAGATGAAGCGAAACAAATGAACTTCATCTTAATCCACCCATCTTGTGAAGTTGCTCGTGAAAAATACTCTTACATCAAAGTATTTACACCAGGGCATGACTCACGTACAGCTGATAACTATTTGCTCCAATCTCGCTTCTACATGGATGCATTCTTGATCAAGAATAAAGCAGCTGGTATCTTTATCAACGCGACAGCGTAAGAAAGGATGGTGTAGTATATGGCATTAAAAGCAATTAAAGGCGCTCGAGTCTATGATATCGATGAGTCAGCGATCAATGATTTTGTTGGTCGTGGCTTTGAAATCTATGAAGATGGTGAATTAAAATATGGTAAATCTGTCGACAAGGTTTCAAAAGAGGAGTACGAAAAAGTTTTGGATGACTTGAAAAAAGCTAACGCTGAAATCAAGAAGCTGAAAGAAGCTAAGGAGTAACAGTCATGTATGCTAGTCCAGATTATTACAAAAAGACGTTTGTTGGTGTGATTTCTGCTGATTTAGAAGTTCTGGCTAGCAAACTTAAATCAGCTTCTGACAAGATTGATATACTTACGTTCAACCGAATCCGTGGCATTGGATTCGACAATCTGACGCCATTTCAGCAGGAAGTTATCCGAAAGGCTTGTTGTCAGATTGTTGATTTTGAGGAGGTTAATGCTGATTTGATAGCTACTACGGTTTCAAACTACAGTATTAATGGTGTGTCAATGCAATTTGGATCCAATTGGAATATTGCTACAGAACAAGGTATTGTTATTTATCGCAAAACCTATGAACTTTTGAAGCAAACAGGATTGACGAGGAGGGTTATTTGATGAAATTTCCACAACTTGTCTTACCTCAATTTTGTCAGACGCAAATCACAGTCACAGTCAACCAAGAAGGAGTTTCTGAAGACGGCGAACCTTTAGAGGCGTTCAGAGCTAATCTAAAGTGCAATTATCAGGACAGTGTCAAAACAGTCCTAATTGAACAGAAGAAGCTGGTCCAAATTACTGGTTCAGCTTATTTCGTTGGTGATATTGCACCGTATTTGCCTACATTGAGCGGTGGGACTGCAATTGTATTTGGTATTGTCAGGAGAATTGTGGACAGCCGGAAAGCTAGAAATCCAGATGGGACTGTTAACTATACCTACATCGGATTGGAGTGATGCTATGTTTGTGAATTCTACAGTAAAGCTAGATTTTGGCACTATCCGCAAACTGGAAAGGGCTCAAATCATAGCACTGGAACAGACTGCTGAATACCTGCATACAGAAGTTGTGCAGGCGCAGGTAGTGCCTTTTGATAAAGGTGTGTTGCAAGGTGATGCAATGGCTCCAGACTACTCACGTTCATCCCAAGGTGTAGTAAGCCTAGTACATTCCACTCCTTACGCAAGACGATTGTACTTTCATCCTGAATATCAATTCCAAACGAAAGAAAATCCTCATGCAAAAGGAAAGTGGTTTGAGGATTGGGTTGATGGTGGCAAGAAGTCACACAAAATAAAACAAGCCTACGGGCGACTTTACAAACAAATCACGGGGGTTTAAGCATGATTACATTAGCTGAAGTCCGTGACTGGATTAAAACATTTAATGCAGCTAACAACTACTACATTGGTAAGATCGATAACAAGCAAGAAAACAGTATAGGAATTTACCAACGAAAGACAATCGATGGTCCTCGGGTAGCAATCGGAGGCAGAACACTGGCAAGCTATGAAGTCAAATCAATCAGCATCTTAATTCACTGGAACAAGAATGCGAATGAGACCGAGAAGCGTGCTCAGTACCTCTACAATCGTCTGTTTGAGGCTGAATCGGTTGTTATCGGTGGAATACCTGTTAAGATGATTGCCTTATTGCAGAACGAGCCTGTGGATGTAGGAACAGATGATAATAACGTGTATGAGCGTGTTATCGAGCTTGATTTATATTACGAAAGAGAAAGAGAGGGCAACTAATGGCTCAGAAAACTGGGGTATTCCCCGTATATGAAAACCAGTTCCAAGTAAATAAAGGAACTGCAGGAGTTGAATCACTTGTTGATATTGCAGACATGGAATCATTCTCAGTATCATTTGACAATGGTGTTGAAGAATGGAAACCATTTGACCAAAAAGGTTGGACACGTCGTTTGATGACTGCGAAGTCAGTTACAATTTCTGTTTCTGGTAAACGAAATGTAGGTGATGCAGGCAACGACTACATCGCAGGTCTTGCGTTTAAAAATGGTCGCGATTCTGAAGCAGACTTCCAATGGACTTTCCCAGACGGAACCAAAATCAAATTTAAAGACGCGGTTATCAATCTTAAGGACTTTATCTCGGGGGATTCAACTGGCGTTGCACCATTGTCATTTGATGTTATGTCAAATGGTAAACCGGAAGTGGTGCCAGCAGGTTAATTTAGAGGGTTTCGACCCTCTTTTTATTTTAAGGAGGAAATATGGCTGAAGCTGAAGAAACCAACGCAATTGCAACCATAGCTTTTATTGATATCGATACAGGTATCGAATACAAGGCTGGAGATACCGTTGATTTAAGCGGTAAATCCAAAGAGCGAATCGAAGCTATGGCAAGCAAAGAAAATCGAACTGGTCAAGTACTGATCAACATTTTATCTGAAGAAAAGGAAACTGAATAATGTCAAAAGTAATTGATATCACAGAAAAACTCAATTTTGAAGAAAATCCAAAATTGAAAATTAAAGATGCTGAAATTGAAGTCAATACAGATGCAACAACTGTACTGACTCTGATGCAGACTATCGGTGATGAAGAAGGAACTCCATCTGCCAAAAAAATGATGGAAATGTTTGAGCTAATCTTCCCTGAAAATAGTCGTAAAACACTTGATGAAATGCGTTTGAATTTTGCTGATTTAACTACAGTTATTGAAGCAGCGATGACATTGGTCATGGGAGAAGAAGCGGGAGAACAGTGAGCCATACTATGACCTATTTGAGGATTTCGATTTAATCGTCAGTTCTCTTAGGACACAGTATGGCTTATCTGTATACTCTAATGAATTTAAGAATATGAAGTGGAAAGAGTTCAAGGCTCTCTTAGCTGGTTTGTCCGGAGAAACACCGCTTGGTCGAATCGTCCAAATTCGAAGCGAAGATGACCCTAAAATGCTAGAAGTATTTTCGGAAGGTCAGCACCGCATTCGAAACGAATGGAGATTGAAACTTGCAAAAGAGAAAACAGAACAAGATTTGACTCAAGTTCTTGAAGAATTAAAACAAGCCTTTGTTGAGATGGCTAAGTAGGAGGTGATAGCTATTGGCACAAACAGTTGGCCAGATTGGTCTTGACCTTGTCGTCAACGACAAACAATTTAAAGGGCAGATGAGCGGCTTGCAAGGGATGGCGACGAAAGCTGCCAAGATGCTTGCAGGAGCATTTGCAATCAAGAAACTTGTTGATTTCGGAGCTCAAGCTATCAAGCTCGGCTCAGATCTCAACGAAGTACAAAACGTTGTTGACGTTGCTTTTCCACGCATGAGCAAGCAAGTTGATGACTTTGCAAAACAAGCTATGTATACCTCTGGGTTATCAGAGACCATGGCAAAACGATACACCGGTACATTCGGTGCGATGACTAAAGCTTTTGGTTTTAACGAACAGAAAGCTTACGAGATGTCGACAGCCTTAACTAGTTTAGCGGGCGATGTGGCATCTTTTTATAATATTAGTCAAGATGAAGCCTACACAAAGCTGAAATCAGTCTTTACTGGTGAAACAGAGACACTTAAAGATTTAGGTGTGGTCATGACTCAATCAGCACTTGATGCCTATGCAATGGCTAATGGCTTTGGGAAGACGACACAAGAAATGTCTGAGGCTGAAAAAGTTGCTTTGCGGTTCGCATTTGTAACAGACAAGCTTTCACTGGCTAGTGGCGACTTCGCTAGGACATCTGATAGTTGGGCTAACCAAGTTAGAATTATGAAGTTACAGTTCGAAAGCTTTATGGCAAGCGTCGGAGCTGGCTTGATTAACATTTTTACCCCAGTTATCAAAGTCATTAACTTTTTGCTCAGCAAATTGCTGACAGTAGGTAATGCTTTTAAAGCATTGACAGAACTATTTACTGGCAAGAAGTCTATGAAAGGCTCCGGTATTCAAGAAACTGCTGATGCAGTTGGTAATTTAGGAGAGGCTTCTGATGGTGCAGCAGGAGGAGCTGGCAACTTAGGAAAAGCCGCCAAAGGAGCCGGAAAGGCTGCGGATGGAGCTGGTAAAGCAGCTAAGAAAGCTGCTCAAGAAATGAAATCTCTCATGGGATTTGACCAAGTCAATAAACTATCTGACTCATCCGATAGCGGAGATGGTGGTGGAGATTCCGGAGGCAGTCCTGGTGGTTCAGGCGGCGGAGGTGGTGGAACACCTAAAGGCGCTGAAGTCGATATGGGGAAAATTGCTGAAAGTGGGAATCAATTAGACGGCCTGTTTGATGGATTATTTAAACGATTGCTTGAACTCGTCAAATTGTTCCAGAATGGTTTCAACGCTTCATTTAGATTCGATGGTGTTGAACGCCTTCAGAGTGCTTTAAAACGAATTGGCGAAGTACTTCAAGAGATTTTTACAGATCCAAAAGTTGTTGCTTCTTTTCAAACTATGCTTGATAAGATAGCTTATGCTCTAGGGCAGTTTACTGGCTCGATAGGAACTGTTGCTCTTGGGATAGGAGTCTTTATAGCCGAAAGTATAGCCAACGGATTACAGCGCCCAAAAGAGCGTATTAAGAGTGCTCTTGTGTCTCTATTTACCAACATAGGAAACGTAGCTGAGGTTGCTGGTAATATCGTTCAAGCTTTCTCAAATGGTTTTTACGATGTCATCACATCTTCTGGCGCTGTTAGAATTGGCAGTGCGATTGTATCTGCGATTTTAAGTGCAGGCAGCACAGTAATCGAATTAGGCAGTAAGATAGCAGGAGATTTTGCTAAAGGAATTGAAAAAGCAATAGTCCCGAATGTTCCACAGTTAGTAAAAGCCTGGACAGGATTATTAGATGGCATTGCTCCTGTTTTTGAAAGTTTGGAATCACTGGTAAATGATGTTGGTGATGCGTTGAAACGTGTGTACGATGACAAAGCAAAACCATTTATTGACTCTTTGACAAGTGGTTTTGGTCAGTTGATGAAAAGCTTTTTGGATGGGTGGAATACTTACCTCAATCCAGTTCTATCAAAATTGGGCAAAATGTTTTCGGAAGTTTATGACACTCATGTAAAACCAGCTATTGATAATCTCTCTATGCTTTTAGGTAGTTTTTTTGATTTTTTCAAAGCAGCTTGGGAAGACTTTGTTTTGAATGTAGATGTCACAAAATTTATGGAGATTCTTAGTGGATTAGTAGAAGTTGTCGGTACATCGTTGATCAATGCTATTGCACAACTCTCTGATATTATCGGAGGCCTCGCTCTAGCTCTGTCTGGTTTGATTGATTTTGTAACGGGTGCTTTTACAGGGGATTGGGATAAAGCTTGGAACGGAATTAAAAATCTATTTTCCGGTATTATCAAATCTCTATTGGCCGCACTTGGAATTGACATAGATTCGATGATTGCAGAGTTCACCCGTTGGTGGGAATCTGTTAAGACCATTTTTGCACCTGTTGTTCAATGGTTCAAAGATAAGTTTAAACAAGCCTGGGATGCCATTGTTGCTATCTTTACTGGTATTGGTTCTTGGTTTTCTCAACGCTACAATGAGTTAAAAAGCAATCTTGCTTCTATTCCTGATTGGTTCAAAGACAAATTCCGCAACGCGTGGACAGGTTTAACAGGTATCTTCAATCCTATTGCAAGTTGGTTTGCAGGGAAGTGGAGTAATATCCAATCGGCTCTTGCTAGTATACCAGGGTGGTTTTCTTCAAAATTCCACGAAGCATATAACAATGTCAAGAATGCATTTTCGGGCATTATCGGGTTCTTTAGCGGACTTTGGGGGCAAATACGTTCAACGTTTACTCACGTTGGAACCATGGTTGGAAGCGCCATTGGTGGTGCTGTACGTAGCGTTATTAACGGGGTGCTTGGTACGGTAGAAAGCACAATCAATAGTGGTATCAGCTTACTCAATGGCGCTATTAGCGTGATTAATAAATTACCTGGTGTAAGTATCGGTGGCTTTAGTTACATTGGACTACCTCGACTTGCTCAAGGTGGCTTTGTTAAGGCCAATACACCACAAATTGCCATGATTGGTGATAACAAGCATTACGGCGAGATTGTTGCTCCGGAAAATAAAATGCTTGAAATGGCACGTCGTGCAGCGGAATTGTCAAATAATGGCGGTGGGCCAGAAGTTATAGCCTTACTGACACAGTTATTGCAAGCGGTTCGTGCTCTTGACTTGACAATTGATGGTGATAAAATCACCAAGAAGATTGTAGATAAAATTAATGAAATTGCAATTAAAACAGGGGAATCCCCCCTCATGATTTAGGAGGTATGCATGAGTGAAATATCAGTAGGTGGAGTAGCTCTTGCTTCTCCAGTTGAAATCAGCATCAATAATGAGATTATCTGGTCATCTTCCACAGGTCGTAGTGCTAGTGGATTGATGACGGGTGACGTCATTGCAGAAAAACGTACATTTTCCATCAAATGGGGAATTATCACAGAAGCAGAAAGAAATCTTATCAAGTCTAAATTGGTAGCCGGATTTTTTACTGCAAACATTTTAGGACAATCTATCACTGGTTATCGCGGAACTATCACAGAGACAGTAATGGGGCGTCTGAGTGACGGTGTGACCTATTACAATGGCTTATCTGTATCTATTATCGAGCAGTAGGAGGAATTATGCTAGAAATAACATCAGATTATATCAAAGCAATAGAGAACCATCTGCGCGTGTTTGAGGCTAACTTTGATTTAAATGGTAAGAGATACACAAAAACCAAAATTGCATCAGCTACTTACGACAGTTCCATCGGTAATAGTAATGATTTTACAATTGGTGGTGGGTACATCAATAGTCTAGAAATTGAAATTAAAGAGATTATTGAAGGTCTGCAAGAAATGATGCCGGCAACAATGTCGGTAGCTATTGCGGGTAAAACCGTCCCACTTGGCAAGTTTTTTGTCACCGAGGTCAAGCTAAATCGTAATGATAAAAAGACAAAAATTAAGTTACAGGATGAGTTTGTTAGATTGTCCGGTGCTTATGATAGTCAGCTTACTTATCCAGCTTATACAAGGGATATTTTAGCTGAAATCGTGAGACTGACAGGTATTACGACAGATACTAATATCCAATTAGTAAATGATCAAGTTGCGAAGAAACTAGAAAAAACAAGTTATCGTGAGGCCTTAGTTTACTTGGCGCAATTATCAGGAAGCTTTGTTAGATTTAATCGTAATGGGAAGCTTGATTTTATCAAGCTAAAGACAATATCAAGACATATCACAAAAGATATGTATAAGCCTGGCGGATTAGAACGTGATGAGATACCTTACAGGTTGAAAGGTATTGAGTGTAAGTCTACTGATAAGGTTGTGTATAAATCAGGATTGTCCACAGGTAATATTATGAAGTTAAAAAATCCATGGGTTACACAAGAAATTCTGGATCGCATCTTCAACGAATACCGTGATTTTAATTTTTATCCATATACGCTCTCATGGCGAGGCGATATGGCTATGGAAGCTGGTGACTGGGTTAAAGTACACTGGGATGAAAATATCTATTTTAACATTCCAATGCTGTCCTATAAACTTTCGTTTGATGGTGGTTTATCTGCCCATAGTAGCGGAAATGCTGCTGGAGTTGCACAAGGTACTTATAAATATAAGGGGTCCATGCAACGTCAAATAGAGTATTTGGACGAACTTATCACTAAACAAGGTAGTATGTACCTTGATACATCAAGCCCTACCAAACCAAAAAATGGAGATATATGGTTTAAACCTAATGGTGGCTATGTTGAAATGTGGGAACGTGTAGAAGGTTCATGGGTTAAAAAGGCAGACAGCGCTAATGTCGGAGAAATTGTCAATACAATAACCACTGATGAATTGCTAGCAAAAAAAGTTTCTGCAGCAATTGGTAATTACATTACGTTAAATGCCAAAAATATAACTGCTGGAGATCTGGATTTAGCACGTTTGCGAATCATGAATGGTTTGCAAGAGATTGTTTCCGTACGTGACGGAAAAGTTGTGATGAACATTGATAAGCTCACAATAAACTCTAAAGATGTAGCTACGAAAGAAGATCTAAAAAAAATTGAACTGACTCCTGGACCAAAAGGGGAACGTGGGCAACAGGGGGTGCCTGGTATCCAAGGTTTGCAAGGACCGAAAGGCGACCAAGGTATCCCAGGGAAAACTGGAGCTGATGGACGCACTTCATACTTGCATAGAGCCTGGGCTAACTCTGCAGATGGACGTGATGGATTTAGCACCTCTGACAGTAGCAACAAGCGCTATATAGGTACTCTGACAGACTTTACTGCAGCTCACAGTCAAGATCCTACACAATACGAATGGACAGCGTTGTTCGGGACGACAGAACAGGCTGGGAATATTCTGCTTAATTCAGGTATCCGATGGAGAAATAAGCACCGACAAGATTTTATCTTGGCTGAACCTTTAAAAGCTGGCAAACAGTACACTTTAAGCGCTAAATGGTGGAGGAGTGATAACAGTACACTTAGTTTTGGTATTCGTGAAAATCCTAGCGATAGCTGGCAGTGGATAAATTTAGCATATAGCTTTGAGTTGGATGTTTGGAGTGTTACTTTCACATCAAAGAAAAATCTTAACACTGGAGATGCTGTTTCATTCTTCACTGTTGAACCAGAAGGAGTCGGTAATGCTAATTGGGCTGTTTTAACAGTTGGAGCTATACCTATGACGAGCTGGCAACCTCACTGGTCAGAAACTCAAAAACAGCTTGATTCTAAAGCTGACCATAAATTGACTAATGAGCAATTAAATGCGCTAGCTGAGAAAGCTCAACTTCATGACGTTGAGCTAAAAGCTAAAGCCACAATGGATCAACTTAGTGATTTAGAAAAAGCATATAATGCTTTGGTAAAATCAAATGCAGACAGCCAAAAAAAATCTGAATCTGATTTAATCGAAGCGGGTAGGAGAATTGAGTTTTTATCAATAGAATTTGGTGGTTTGAAAGAGATGAAAAAGTTCATCGACACCTATATGAGTGCTTCAAATGAGGGGCTCATCATTGGAAAGAACGATGCTAGTTCATCAATAAAAGTCAGTCATGATAGGATTTCTATGTTTTCTGCAGGCAAGGAAGTAATGTATATTTCGCAAGGTGTAATCCATATTGACAACGGTATTTTTACCGCGTCCGTTCAAATCGGAAGATTTAGAACAGAACAATATTATCTTGACAAAGATGTGAATATTGTTCGGTATGTAGGAGGTTAATAAGAGGAAAATGACTAAATTTATCAATTCTAGTGGCCCATTGCACTTGAATATTTATATTGAACAAGTTAGTCAAGACATTGCTAACAACTCATCTAGAGTTAGTTGGAGAGCTACCGTAGACCGAGATGGAGGTTACCGAACTTGGAACGCAGAAAATGGAAGTGTTTTGTCTGTATGGTTAAATGGTTCAAGTGTATATAAGAGCAATTTAAGTTTCGAGACAGAGGGACAAGAAACTACTCTCGCGTCTGGTGAAGCTACTATTCCTCACAACAGTGACGGAACAAAGACTATGTCTGTCTGGGCATCTTTTGACGCTAACAACGGAATTCACGGCAACATCACGATTTCAACGAATTATACATTCGACAAAATTCCTAGGTCTTCCCAAATTTCTAGCCTAGAGGGAAATAGAAATTTAGGCTCACTTCATACCGTTATATTCAATCGAAAAGTTAACTCATTTACTCATCAAGTCTGGTATAGAGTTTTTGGAAGCGAATGGATTGACCTAGGGAAGAACCATGGGACAAGTGTATCCTTTACGCCGTCTTTGGACTTAGCAAGGTACTTACCTAAATCAAGTTCTGGGACAATGGACATCTGTATTCGAACCTATAACGGTACGACGCAAATTGGAAGCGATGTGTACTCAAATGGCTGGCACTTTAAAATCCCAGACAGTGTAAAACCTACCTTCACAGGTCTTTCATTAACTGACATGAATACGGTCGCAAGACGGCTTTTGAGTGGAAATGACTTTTTACAAATCATTTCAGATATCCAAGTAAACTTCAACAATGCGTCTGGCGCTTATGGTTCTACTATTACAGGATATCGAGCTGAAATTGTTAATAAAAAAATGGTCGTAACTAAAAACGGTGGTAGCTTTGGAATCATGAACTTTAATGGTTCGGTAACCATTCGAGCTCATGTTGTCGATAGTCGGGGTAAACAATCGGATACTAAAGATGTTACTATCAACGTGATTGAGTATTACGCCCCCTCCTTTAGCTTCTCCGCACTTAGAACTAGAGGCAACCCAAATACATTGCAAGTGTTAAGAAATGCCCGAATAGCTCCTATAATGCAGTCAGGAAAGCAAAGGAATGTAATGTCCTTAACTTTCAAAGTTACTCAGATAGGTAATGAGAATTTCACGGATGATAATGGTAGTGCATCTGGTAATTTTACAAGTGTTCATACATTGACTAATTCAGCCGCTAACATGGCGGGGGATTATCCATCGAATAAATCCTTTGTGATCATTGGTAAGCTTGAGGACAAGTTTACAAGCGTTGAATTTTCAGCTACTGTTGCAACCGAAAGCGTAGTAATGTCCTATGATAAGAACGGACGTGTAGGTATCGGTAAGGTTGCAGAATTTGGGAAACCCGGTTCATTGGATGTTTTAGGAGATATCTATGCTAATAATCAGCCTATCCAGCAATATCAGTTAACTGGTAATAGCGGTGGACCGCTTTGGTTCGATGGAAATCCTAATGTAACTAACGCGAATTTGGTTGATCAGCCTGGCCAGTATTACATTGATCGAACAGCTAGAGGAAATCCAAATGGGCAGTGGGGCTATCTGTTCCACTATAGCAACTACGGAAAGAACACAGATGGGTATAAAGAGGCTATTCAGCTATTCTATGGGAATAATGGGCAGGTCTATTTCAGACATCACAGATGGTCTAAGACTATTGACGATTGGGAAGATTGGGTAGAATATGCCTCTAAGAATGACATCCAAAAATACACTCAAGCCTCTGCTTGGCAAGTCCTACCTTTGCAAAATAGCTGGGTACATCATCCTGATTACGACAAAGTTCAATACTCAAAAACATTGGATGGAGTGGTTTACATCAGAGGCACGGCTTACAAAGGCAGAACAACAAAAGAGACAGTTATTGGTGTCTTACCTGTCGGCTTTAGACCTAAACAAACTATGTTTGTATCAGCTCTAAATAATAGCTATGGCATGGCTGTTTTAGGTATCTATTCGAGCGGTAACGTAGTTGTCAAGGGGAACGTTGACGCTACATGGCTCAACTTTGACAACATATCATTCAAAATTTAAGGAGGAAATATGAAACTAGAATATGGCTCAAAAACACAGGAATTTGATGCAAGTGGAACAGCATCAGCTACCAAGGTCACACTTGTCAACTCAAATGGTGCTATCGTACCTATCTTGTTACCTGCTGATAAAATCAGCTTGTCTAATACAGAACTTTTTGAGTTAGCTCTTGAGGCTCTTTATCAAGAGAATTTCCCAAACCGTGCTGAAAATGAGAAATTCAATAAAGTAGATGAGCAGCTCAAGCAAAATAAAGAAATGACTGCTAAATTAGAACAAGCTGGAACCGAGAACAAGGAAAACTTGGACACGGTAGCAGCTATCACTGAGGTCTTGATTGCCTTGGCAGTATCTCAAAATGGAGGTATGCCTACCCACGCCTATGGCAAGGTAGCAGCATTCATCAAGCCACTTGTAACGAGTACCCGCTATTCAAACGGAGACATCATTGCCATGCCTTATCCATTTGATACCAATCCGAAATGGCCAAGTGGAACCAAGACTATCTTTAAGTTCCAGATGCAGCCTAATGAGGGCTATACATACAAAGAGCAGTCACTATCTGATATGCTTAATCAAGGCGTGATTACTGTGGTCATGCCACGCATTGATTAAGGGGGGATATATGCAAATCGAATTTTTCAATTTTTTAAGAAGCGTAGTCCAGACCGAGGACGGTCTGGTCTTGTACGCTCTAGCAATGATTGTCTCGATGGAAATCATTGATTTTGTCACAGGGACAATTGCTGCTATCGCAAACCCTGACATCGAGTATAAGAGCAAAATCG